CTCGTCAAAAACATTATCATGATTAACATCAGCATTTTGAAATTGAATACCCGATTGAAAATACTGTCCATTTGAATTTCCAAATATACCCCTGTCTGAAAATTCTTTAAATGCTAAATAAACATCCGAAATTGTTACAATCTGCGAAAGTAAAGTCTGAAGTTCGCTTGAATTATAAGATTGAAACAAGATCGCATGATTTTTAAAAATTTGATTTTGTGAAAATGATATATTGGACATAAATGCCCAGTTATTATTTCCAGCATTTCTTATACTTGAATTAAATGAAGACGTCCCGTTAGTGATTTTTGTTAATGCTGAGGGTACTATATAATGTGCCCAATATGTTGAAGTTTGCTGATATGTTACTGGACCGTTATATGCATCTAAAATACTGACATTACTTATTGTTGACGGATCTACTCCACCAAATCTGGACAGATCAATGTATAATGTTGTAGTGTTGTTTGATATGTTAACATAAGAAAATTCAGCCTGTCCTGTTGATATAGTTGCCTTTTGTCCGGAATTTATTTTTACTAGATCAATATCATTTGTTTTATCTGTTTTTCCTAATCCATTTAAAGATGTATAGGTAGTTCCAGTAACCGCTTCATTGTAAGGTCCAGACACATAATCAGTATATGTAAACATTTTGGTTTTAAATTTGGTCTCGTCTATATTGTTACCAAAATCGAAGGTAAATTGTAACCTTAAGGTTTCACCATTTGAATGTGTTACACTATTGGAATAGAATTCGGTAAAAGTTTGGTCATCAGGATTAGTCCAAGTTCCAAATTCAACTACATAAGCACAGCTAAAATTATTAGGTAAATCATTCCATTGATTTCCACCACCCCATTTAGTTACAGCATAATCTTCATTACCAGAATTGTTTGGTTCACCACCGGCCCAGTTATTATATTGTCCTACTACGTTTCCATTAAGTTGTCCGTTTGCAGTTTTTATTAAAGTTCCTGCTTCCGGTCCTGCATCAATTCTCCATTGACCTTCAACCGCTTCATCCGTTAGTGCAAACCAAATACTAGCTTGTGGAACATTAGCAAATATAAAAGCATCTTCATCTGCTGATGTTATCGTTACCAAATATCCTTGTTGACCTTTGAATGTTTGTTGAGATGATAATGTTCTTGCATTTGTATAAGTTGCTCCGGTTGATATAGGTCTATAAAAGTGTCCGTTTGTTGGATTGTAAAAATAACCAGTAGGGTTTACTGTTGCAGATACTGAAATGTTAATTGCACCTGCAGTTGCTGTTGTGTTTATTTTTAATGTTGCTAAGGCAGCATTAATATTAGCCATTGTTCCAGTAAATGCCAAACGAGTTTTATTACCGTTCATAGTATAACCGCTTGCAGGGGTAAGACCCGAAACTGTAGTTAAACTAAAAGTTGTTCCTGTTGGTGCTTGTGGTAACCCGATAGCGCATAATAGGGTTACAGTTGAATTAAATCCACTAAGAGAGAATCCACTAGCATCTTGAGAAACTGTGCCTTGAATAAAGGTTTTTGGGTCTGGGGAGTTCACTTGCTGCCCTAGAACCAAGACTGAATTCAACAATATTAAAAATATGAATACGAGTTTTTTCATAAATTATTCTATAGTCAGGTCGACCTTGTTACCATTTGCATCTACTGCATCTGCTAACACGAAATAGAATAATCCTGCGGTATTTTGTAGATTTACTTTTGGAGTAAACACCAATTTGTATGGTGTTCCGGTTTTAATTCTAGCAGTCTTTAGCTGATCGATAGAACCGAAAGTTAATCTACCATTGTCGTGTGTAGAGAAATTGGTAATAGTGCTTCCTGCATCAAATATTACATTATCTAAAGTTAGTTTTGTGTTATCGTACTGCATAATAACTTGTAGTCCTGCTAATTCTTCTTTAGTTAATGTTGCTTTTAAAACAACTTTGCCAGCTTCTAAGGATGACGATACACTTAATTTAGCTGTTTCCAATGCTTCTGTTCTGTAAGCCATGGATTGAGTTGACATCGTCGTTTTAGCATTAATCGAGTTTACTGAATTTGTATATTGACCTGCATTAATTCTGCTTACAATTTCTGCAGTCGAAGATGAATGTGACCAATCTAAATCTCCACCCCATGCAAATACAGCATACACTTCTTTAATTGGGGTATCAATAGTTACCTTGTTCTTAATATTACCATCCAACCAGCTTTGGTTTAATAAACCACTATTCCATCTCCAGGAGGTTGCGGTTTGTGTTGGAATAAAAGCATTCGCTGAAACGTCTTGACCCATCACGTATGCAAATAGATAATAGGAATCTGTTTCATTAAAAATTGCATCATTTTTTGATACATTACCAACAAGTTTTTCTAAGTTAGGATAGGTAAAATAGGTTGGATTTCCACTAATGTCTGTTTGAGAATGTCCTAGGAATGCTTTGTACGCATCAGATACAGTAATGACATTATTCATCCAAGCTTTCTGAGAAGCGGGAGATACAAACACCCCAACAGAATCCCCAACTTTAACCTGAGTTGTAAATAGTGCTTCGCCTGTAGCATCTAATGGTAATTGGGCAATTGGCGGAACAGACCAATCAATTGCTCCCGTTCCATCATTTTTTAATTTCATTAATTGAACATTATGATCTGTGATCGTATATCCCTGAGGAAATAACACTTTAACCTTGAATTGGGAAGTATTACCAGTTACGTTTGTTAATGATAGATCAGTAGAGCTTTTTGTGATTGGAGAAATGTTTACTGACGTATCATTAATGGCGTATGCTAAATCCAGTTTATGTATATTGTTATACGTGTTTTGATCCTTTAATACATATTTTTGAGTTGCAATGTCGCCATTGATCGATGCATCAGTTCTTTGAACTGTTAATTGCCCAACATTCCAATCATTGTTTGCAGTGTAAGCCCAAGGAGTAGCTTGATACTGTGCATACAAGCTAGTTGCTGCCGCAGTTTGGGATGGAGTAAATGCATAATTATTCCAAAGAGTAAAGAACGTTTGTGTTGATGATCCCTGTGTAAAGACAGTACTATTTGGTACCATAGCCAAAGCTTTATTGTTAAATGAGTATCTCAACCAAAAATAACGAGGGGTTGTAGTTCCCCTTGTTACTGTATATTTTACAGTTAATGTGTCACCAACCTTCAGTCCTGTAGTAGGGGTAATTGTTTGCGTAACACTTAATTGACCAAACGTCGTGAGAGATATTAAAAATATCCCAAAAAATAAAATTAGCTTTTTCATTTTGTTAATAATTGTTTTATAGCGGAATCACAAACCTTTTTAATAACATTAGAGACAGATTGTTGATTTATACCGCCACCTTCGTCTATTACGAGGGTTGAAACTGAGATCTCTGATGATTTTTCTGTGATAACTACCTCTTTAATTTTCTTGCCAGATGAATCATATGCATAAGCTTTAACCCTTAATACTGTTTCTGCATTATCTCTATGAAAAACAGACAGGTTAGATTTGGTAGTTTCAACATCGAAGAAAAGTAGATCTAGACTTATTTTTATATCATAAGCCTCATCATCTTCAACTACTGGATAGTCTTTTTCCTGTAAAAATTCCAGTAGTATATTTTTAAATCCGAAGGTCAATTGTCTAGACCCTGTGAGATTGCCTATCGATATTTTATTTTTTATATCACCTACAGTAATCTTCTTTTCCTGTGAAAATACAGGAATGCAAACCATCAGTAAAAAAACCGAAATCAGGATTTTAAATAGATTCTTCTTCATAAGATGATTCATTTTTTGATTGAGAAGCAGAAGAAGATAGAGGATCGTTATTTTTTATCTCTTCCTGGAATGCAAAGGTTTTCTTTTCTGTTCCTGGATCATCATCTTCCTCGTCAACTTTCTGAATAAGTACTTGATCTCTCTGATCGTTATTGAACCAATAATCAATAACCCTGTTGTAAGATCCGATAAATGCGCCGAGCATTAGAAGGAGAATCTCTTTCCATTCCTGATTTACTTGGGTACCTGAAGCAATAGACACTAAAATACCACCAGCAATAATCACAAAGGTGAAAAGTGTTAATGCTGTGATGTACCATCTCGTGGCCATCATTCTCTGTAGAATTGCGTTGAAACGGTTCTGCTTGTCTGGAACCTGCGTTTGTGAGGTTGGGTTAAAAATCTTTTCTAGAAATCCCATGGTCTTTGGTTTTATTCTAGAAAAAACCCTCGAATCTGTAATTCGCTTACGGAGAATGCGCCCCGAAGGTCGTGTGGCTTCGGAGATCTCTCTCAAAAAGTATACGTGGAAAGTCGTGTATTCTTTCGCACGGAATGAGGATTTTTTCTGATTTATATATCCTCAATCGTGCTAGAAATCTAATGCAGCTAAATATTTTTTATAGTGAAATCTGAAAACGATCTTTCATGATTTGAATTTTATCGTCTGGAACTCCATGAGCATTTTTTCCACCGTGACGATTTTCTACTATAATTGAAAAAACTTGATATCCATATTTTTTTGCAGCTTCGAAATATGAATTCATCTCCCATTCTTGGGTAAAAGTATTAGATACCGCGATTCTTGGTTCAGATTTTTGCATCATAGATTCAACCTGAGCAAGACACCATGCATGTGCATCCCTTAATTTAGAAGGATCAAATTTGTAAGATCCTTCTTGCATAAAAAATTGATCGGCTTCGAAATAAACATCGCTAAGTGTAGAGGCAAAAGTTGATTTACCAGAACCCGGTAGTCCTCTAACTATAAACAATATTTTTTCCATATATTTTAATTATCTTCCTTGACCCCTATAGTTTCTTTCTTTGCGATCACTTTTGTTAAAAGATTTTTGAGCCTTACCGCCCTTTCTCTTTCCGAACGTTACTTTGTTTCTTTTTTCAGAAGAACCTTTACCCTTTGCCATATATGAGTTTTTCTTTTATATATTCAGAAAATCTCACATTTTTGATGGTTCTAAATCCTCCAGAAATAAATTAAATCCTGGTATCCGAGATAAACAAAAGCATTATATCCTGCTTGATTAAACCTATTCATAAAGGCATCTCTGAATTTCTCGTTTGCATTTTCCGTTATTCCATCGATTTTATGCCATTCGACAAAAATCCGATCTATCTTTCTTAATTCTTCATCAGTTACTCTATTGAACATGGATCTTTCGCATCCTTCAACATCAACCTTAAGAAAATCAATCTTCTCCAATCCACATATCGAAAAAACATCTTTTAGACTAACTGATTCAACTTCCACAAATTCTTTTATTTCTGGCCATAAACCTATTTCGAATTTTCCCCTAATCTCTGAAATTGCTTTGTTGTAGATTTTCCAATTATCACCTTTATTTTTTTCAAGACATCTGAAAACTCTCGGATCGGGTTCGAAACAATGGATTTCTTTGGCTCCGATTCTTTCCGCATACCTAGATGACATTCCTATGTTGGCACCAAGATCTACAAATACATCCCCAGCTTTCACAGAGCAATCTGGATGTAATGAAAGTTCTTCGTTCTTAAAAGCACACCAGTACATACATGCTTCCCAACCATATTTATATTCAACATCTGATTGGGTCTGGTCAAAATCTACATTTTCAAAAGACATTAGATTGCCTCCCAGCGTATAAAATTTTTCTTGTAGCATTTTATTTTTTATATTCATTAAAATTGTTTACAAAATCATCGGAGTACTTTTTGATCTCCTTTGTGTCAAATGTTTTATAAAGACCAGTTGAAAGAAATGCTTGTATTTCATCATCCAGTATTTTTTTATCATTTGCATATCCCAATTTGATTAGATTTTTGCAAAGAAAAGTATAGTCCTTGGATTTTATAGTTGATATTAGTTCTTTGACTGATTTCTTATATGATTTATTTGTATAATACATCCCATGAGCAATCTCGTGATCCATGGTTTGGGATTTGTAACTATCTGCACCTAACAAGTACCACTTGGATCTAGGATTTCCGGATTTTAGGGGATGATTTTCACATTGGAAATAGATGTCTTTCATGATTGTATCGTAGGGGGAGGGAGTGTTTCTGTAGTAAAAAACATCCAAAGCTTTTTCCACGATTCCTGACGGAATGTTGTATCCTGACCAATCCCTAGGATATGTAAACAGTTCACTTTTTCTCTGCTTTGTGTAAACCCACATATAATACTCTAGAGAGAAATGCTTTCCCCGTATTTCTTTGAAGGGAGATTCATAAAACTCCTGGTATCTGCAAAATAACATGGCACGATCATAGTCATTTTTAATAGAAACCGCAAATATTTTGGGATAAACCTCGATAAGATTCCCCTTTATTAATTTATAATCTAGCTTCATTTGAGACTATTTGGTTCTTTTATTTTAGTCTAAAAACTTAAAAGTACCCAAAAAAAGCAGGGAATTTCTGATATATAAAGGAAATAATTAAAAAACATGAAATTATTATTATTACTTGCTGCTGTAGCTGTCGGAGTTTACTTTTTAGTAAAGCAATTTAAAAAGGTAAAAGCCGATTCACTAAAGCTTCCTGCAGAAAAAGCTCCAGAACTTCCTGTCGTAGAAGAAGTAAAGGTAGAAATTACACAAGATGCTGTAGCCCAGGAGATTCTAAAATCCGATGTTATAGTTGAAGTTGTAGCTGCTAAGAAAGCTTCCAGAAGCACAAAAAAGGAAGTTGCAAAGAAGCCCGCTGCTAAAAAGGCTAAGGCAGAAGTACCTCCTACAAAAGCAAAGAAGGCTAAGAAATAATTTCCGGACACTTCTTTACAAGAAAGACTAAAACGATTAGAAACACTAATCGTTTTTTTATGGCCTTTGTTCAATTAATGCAAACCGACCTGACTTATAATGTAGAGATGGATGATGGAAAGTGCTACACAGCACTGGTGATAGAGGATTTTTATAGCGGATATTTCTCTATAGATGTTTATGACGATAATGAGGAAATTGTAGAAAACGAGGAATTGATTCTAAAAATAAGCTCTATGATTGAGGAAAGAAGGTCTTAAATTACTGACCAGAACCTGCTGCCATCCCCATTCTTAATGTAGATATAACTGAAATCCGCTCCCTGGATGTCAAATCTAATGGTATAGACGGGATTGATAATATAACCATCCATAATGAATTGTCCTTGCTTGCCCATTCCGAGGTACTCCAAGCTTCTTGGAAAAATTTCCCCTATCTCCTCTTCTGATGCATCGGTTTTAAGAATATTTCTTTTGTCTAAATCAAATACAAATCCCTTTTCTTCGAATGCATTTTTTATTTGATTGATAAAAAAATCGTCACCAAAAACCTCAACCTGTGAAAAATCTACGTCTTCATCGTAGTGATCATCAATAACTGCTTGATCAGACCCCCAGAAAAATCCGTCATCATCCTCTGCAGTAACGGACCAAATTACAACATGATCGTCGGGTTTATCTACTATATCTTCTTTCACCCAATCAAGGGTATCAAAATAAGATCTATCGAGATTTACCAAAAGCGGACCCTGTAATCTGTAATTGTTCCAGATGTCAAAAATGTCCCGGGTCTTCCTAGAGAATCCGGAGCTATCACCCTCAAAAATGGAGAAATTTTTTAAATGCTTCACGAATTATATATCATCAAATAAACCAGAGTCTACTAGGGATGAAATGTTTTCAAGAGATCTTTCAAAAGATCCGTTTTTATTCCCCATTTTAGATATCTCTTTTATAACTTTACTTTTAATGTGCACTGGAAGGTGGTCGTATATTTTAGTTATCCTTGCAGGATCTCCTGAAAAATTTTTAAAAATATATTCAGAAACTTTAATATGATCCAGATAAAGACTTAAATGCTCCTGGTCCCTATAATCTATCGATTCCCAAAAAAGAGCAAGAGAAACATGGAAAGGGATTCCAGAACAAACCTCTTTTAATAATGAATTAAGGGTTCTTTCCGAAACAACATTTCCAGAACACACAACCATTTCAGAATTCATTTTAGGAACACCGTACAAGGAGTTTACAAGGTTATTTGAAAAATTAAATCCGGAACCTAATATCTCAGGTGATCCGTCAAGGTCAACCAAGAAATTATTGCTACATATAAAATCACCTATGATTTTTCTAGGGGAACCGGAGAGAGAAACAAGTTTGTTATTTGAGCAAATAAATTTTCCATTGATTTCATCAGGAGATCCCGAGAGATCTTTTAAATTATTTCCTGAACAATCATAAATTTTTCCAACTGTTTGTGGCCCACACTCTAGAGTGTCGAGATTGTTTCCGTCACAATAAAAAGATCCCTTTATTTCCTGTGGACATCCTTCAAGAGATTCTATTAAATTATTGGAAACTCTAAAATCCCCATCGACCAAAAGTGGAGACCCTGATAAATCCCTAAGAAGATTAAAATCACACGAAAAGTTACCATAGATTATTTCAGTGCAACCTTGTAGGGAATCTATCTGATTTCTAGTACAATCAAAATTTAATCCCACTTTTTTTGGGGAATGCTTTAGGTTTTTTATCTTATTAGAATAACACCTAAAAGATCCCCCAATCTCTTGAGGACAATTTTCTAAGGACTCCAGACTATTATTAGAGCAGTTAAAATCTCCGCTCACTCTCCTGATCTTTATTTTAGGCAGTTTTAATTGATCCTCAGTTAATCCGCTGGAACAATCGAAATCCCCTTCTATATCCACAGTTCCTGATTCATTTATAAACCAGTGTCCGCGGACAAATTTACTTAAGAATCCAGAATTTTGTTTAGACAAATTTTTATCTACCATCGATCTATTTATCGGATGGATATTTTTTCCCATTTGGGATCTTTAGGCATAGGTACTCCCTTTGCCTCATAAAAAACCCTTCTTATCTTACTTCCAAGCTCCATATCATTTGGAGTATCCATTATTGTTCTTTCGTCAACTGATATGGAGTTCCTAGATGATCCTGTATAACAGCTGAAACAAAGCTGTCCCATCCCTTCCACATAGCCATGTCTCAGGTCTATATGCGTTGTAATGTCATAGTCGGTTAATTTGGAGCACATTACACATCTTTCCTTGGTAGAGGCGCTGCTCATTTTTCAATTTTTAGTGGTCAAAAAAATTATTTATCGAAAGAGTTCATCTTGCTTTCCTTATAAATAGCATCAAGAACTTCTTTTCTCCTAACCACGGAAGGCTTTGTATAAGTTTGTCTGTCCCTCAGTTGCTTAACAAGATTTGTTTTAGACACCTTGTTTTTCAGCACTTTTAAAGCCTGATCTATCGAATTATATTTGCTACAATCTATAATTAACATAATCTGTATATATTATTTAGTATATTTTTAAAAAATTGTTTCTATTTTTTAGATATCAAAAAATTATCTATAACCAGATGATCCATATCAGAATCCAGGAATCTTATCACGGCATCCTCTGGGCTTAGAGTTATCGTTTGATCTTTAAAATTAAAGGAGGTGTTAAGTAAAATTGGTACTCCAGAAAGGTCCCCAAATCTCTTTAGAAGTCTATAAAATCTAGGATTATCAAATTGAACAACTGTCTGTACCCTTGCCGTTCCATCAACGTGGGTTATTGCAGGAAGCGTGTGTCCTGGTTTAACTTTTACTACCATATTCATATATGGTATTGGGTCCTCAATTTCAAAATATTTATTAGACTCTTCCAATATTACGGAAGGAGCAAAAGGTCTAAACATTTCCCTCTTCTTGATCACCGAATTAATTCTATTTTGCATATCTGGGACAAGTGGAGAAGCTAGGATGGATCTATTTCCTAAAGCCCTTGATCCAAATTCCATTCTTCCCTGAAACCATCCAATAACTTTACCATGATTCAGAAGCTTTGCTGCGGATTCTATTATTTGAGGGGTTTCTAAGTGCTCAAAAGAAATTAGAATTTTATATTTTTCTAAAACTTTAATTGTGTCAGTTCCCTTAAACGAAGGACCCTGATACGGATCTATTGGTCCTTTCCTTTTTTGTCCCTTCACCACGTTAATGTAATGGAGACACGCTCCGATAGAAGATCCCCCGTCGGAGGGAGAAAGTGGAATCCACACCTTCTTATAAGGAGTGTGTTTAGAAATTTTGGCGTTTGCCAAACCGTTATAGGCGCAACCCCCGCCTAGACATAAATTATTGCTCATATTAAGCTCGTAGCTGTGATTTATGATCTCAAATAATGTTTGTTCATAAACATCCTGAACTGCAGCAGCTATGTGCTTATATTGAGGTGATATGGATTTATCATCAGGGTTTCTTGGATCTATTCCCAAGGATTCGATTAACTTCCAGCTAAACATTGTTTTGTCCGAATAATCCCAGGAAAAAAGATCCATATCAACTTCAAGTTGACCCCCATTAAAAGAGATCATGTTCTTTATTATATCATAATAAAACGCGGGGTCTCCGTAAGCAGCAAGTCCCATAACCTTATATTCTCCTTCATTTGGCTTGAATCCAAGAAATGCTGTGAATGCTGAATAAAACAATCCTAGGGAATGTGGATATTCAATAGATTTAAGTTTCTTTATGACATTATGAAAAGCTTTAGAAATCGTAAGGGTTTCTTTCTCTCCTACACCATCCACTGTTACCACTGTACATTCATCAAAAGGTGAGGTAAAATATGCCAAGCAAGCGTGAGAAAGATGGTGATTCACCACATGGATTCTTTTTTTAAATCCTATTTCTCTTCTTAAAATTTTCTCTATGTTCCAGTTCTGATCGTTAAGAATGTAATTGAAAATTCTTTTCGCGTTCTTAAGTGGTTTACGTTTAAATGTTTCTAGAACCCTTTTTCTTTTTAAATCTGGATTCTCGTACCAACAAACAACTGCTATGTCAGAGATTTTTAGGCCATTAGATTTAAGAAGCCATTCTATTGTTCTCGCAGGAAACGAACTGTCGCCTTTAATTCCTGTGAATCTTTCCTCCTCAGCAGCTCCCAATAAGGTAGAGTTCTTGTATAGACAAGCTGCAGAATCGTGATAAAAAGCAGATATCCCTAGAATATACATAAACTTGTTTTTTAGGATTCAAGATGTTTCCATCTGTCTTTATTGATAATTGCTGAAATGCTCCTTCGGGAAACACCGAATTTTTCAGCTAATTGAATCATAGTGATTGATCCAGATTTGTAAATCTTTCTAATTTCCTGGACCTCTGCTTCCGTTAATTTTGAATTTGGATTTTTTTCCCCACTTAAAAAGGGATTGATAAACTTTTCGTCTTTCATATCCCTTATATATCGAGCTTCGCGAATACGCGCTATTCCTCTTCCTCTTCGATGGATCCTTGGATTTCTTCCTCTAATTTTTTAGCTTCCTGAATTTTTTTTAGATAAGAAATTTGATCACTTGTTGTTTTTGCAACTGCTCTTCTCATTTCTTTTCTCTCCTCAGGAGATAGGTTTTTAAGATCCCTCCATTTCATATAGAAAATTTTATATGGTCTATATATTTATTAATTTCCCTTCGATGGGAATCTGGTCCACCCGTTGCTCCACACGGGTTTGGAAAGTGCTTCCAATTCCGCTTTTGTGTAATTTTTTTCAACATTACCTTCACCTAATGCTTTTTCTTTCATTTGGACTGCGGTAAATACTGTCGAGGTTGACCTAAAGTTTTGAAGTGGATCAAAAGACTGAATTTCATTGTTTTGGAATTTAGAAACCCCGTCTTTGTATGCTTGTGCAGTTTCGTTGCTTTCAATGGAGAATCCTCCTTTTTGATAGCCCAATACTTTAGAGTTTGTCATTGTAAATTGTGTTGCTCTTCTCCACCTTAAACCCAGATTATGATTTGCTAATGAAGTTGCATCGAACGGTCCGATTAATATCATACCATTTAATTTAGGGTGTGTGAAGGGCTGAGCAGGAGAACCCGTGCCATCATTATCACATTCAACACCGTTCCCAGCATCGCCATTGTCCACAAATTGTGGGTCTCTTTTTGAAACACCGTTTGTTACTGTACCTGTGTATCCAAAATCAAAATCATAATCATCATCCGCAGTTGCAAATGCATATAGGTTTTTAGGTGAAACAGTTCCACCGAAGAATTCAAAAGCATCATCATTGGCGTAAATGGTTTGAACATTTTCAATGATTGTTCCGCTGCCAACACCGCCTAATGTTAATGCATTAATTTCAGAATTTGGCATTGCTGCAATACCTGCGTATTCAATTCTTACATAACGAAGAATCCCACTATTATCATTATCTAAAGTTCCTCCATAAGCTCTTCCGATACCTCCTTCTATAGTTGGTTCAGATGAACGATTTGTTCTTGCCATACCTAGTATAACAATTCCTCCCCAGTCACCAGGTGCTCTTTGCCCCTCCGGTTTACCTGATGTAAATACAATTGGTTTTGATGGAGTTCCGTCCGCAATTATTTGTGCACCCCTTTCTATACAAAGTGCTCCTTTTTCTGCAACATCTGAGATGATCGTTGTTCCTGGTTGAATTACTAACCTAGATCCGTTTGTGATGTAAACATAACCTTTTAGAGTCCACACCTTATCGGATGTTAAGGTTATCGTTTCATTGTACGTTCCGCTCAAAGTAGTTGTAAGAGGAACATTGATAGGGTCGTCTATTCCACCCAAATCTTTTGAGCATCCAAACGATAGAAAAGCTAAAAATAGCAACAGTAAATTTTTCATTTTTATAGATTTATATTCATTGATATCGAAACTATACTTTCATTATTTGTTTTTATAAGATTTCTGTTTGAAATCTTTTGATAGTATACAGAGGGTTGGGAGAACACATCACTAACTGATATTTTGATCTCTCCAGATTTTATTTTATGTAGAAATGTAACATCTAGAACATCTCTGCTGTTTTCAAAGATATCTGGATATCCTTGAAATCCAACAGCGGAAATTCTGTCTCCTACTCTATTGTAAGTTAAATTTAGTGTGTTATTTTTTCTGTTCAAATTTATTCCTCCGTTTAAAACATAATTAGATTGTCCCTGCAATTGTCTCTTTCTGCCATTTATTTCTACCTCGGAATTCATAATTGAAGCATTTGTGTAAAAATCAAACCATTCGTTTATTTTTTTTCTAAACTCTAGCTCCATTCCATAGAGTATAGCATTCTCTGGATTTGTATAAGTAAGTAATAGATTAGAAGGTACTGATCCATCAGCTACTATCTGTTCTATTGGTCTTATAAAATTTTTTCCGAAAAATGATACAAAAAAGTTTTCTCCAGTTTTTGGATAGAATTCATATTTAATATCCAAATTATAAATGTCAGATTTTTCTAATTTGGGATTTCCCAAAAGTTGGGCATTTCTGATAAAATCATAATAAGCAAAATTAGCAACCTCTCTAAACTCCGGTCTAGAAAGGGTTTTACTTAACGAGAATCTATATTTTGTTTTTTCAAGATTATAAGAAAGATTTAGAGAGGGCAAAATATCCAAATACTCTCTATTTACATTTACCTTTTGTCCACTAAAATCTGCAGTTAATACATCAAAAGTGTTATACTCCCCTCTTAATCCAGTGTTTAATTTCCATTTACCAAAATCATTCTCATACATGCTATATAAACTACCAAGATCAAATTCTGCATTATATCTGTCAGTATTATTTGTGATCTCGTCTAGCATATCAGTGGAAAGATACCTAAAAACCCTTGCATTGAATCCTCTTATTTTTTTGAGATACCCTCCGCCAACCCTGATTTTTCCAAAGTCCTTATTTAAATTTCCATTGAAAGAATTCTCATCCATAACACTCCAAAATCTGTAAGTGTCTCTCCAAGCAGTTGCATATGGTTCATTTATACCTAGAGATTTTGTAATCGGGTTTACCCTGTAATCTGGCTGTTCTCTGAAGATAAAATTATACCCAAGATTAAAATCTATGGTTTTTATTTTTCCGTCAAATTGAGAATTGACTACAATGTTATTAATATGATTGGATGAATTGCTTCTAACATCCTGAACATTATCAAGGTTTTGACCAATTCTTGAAAGATAACTATCATCGCTTTGATAATTAAATAGGGTTTTCCAGCTGTATCTGTTTTTCCCCAAATAGGTAAGATTCAAGAGACCATTTGCAGAAAATCTTTTAGAGTACATAGTGTCCCTGTAATCGTAAGCTAATTCAGTTGAAGATTGGTAGTCTGTCCTTTCTATATAATTAAGAGAATATGTGTTACGAACTGTAGAACTTAGAAGAACATTAATTTTATCCAATTTAAATCCAGCACTCATCCCTCCATTTAAATTGGGGATTGAAGTAAATGATTCCATTAATGGATTTGATATCAATTTCGTGAATGCTCTTTTATCACCATTTCCACTTATTCTGTACCGATATGTTGAAGGAAAAGACGATGGAAAATTGACAGGATCAACGGCATTAAAATTTTTAAACGAGGACACTAATCCTGCACTTCCACCAAATGAGATGTTGAGAAAGTTATCAGAGATCTCTTTAGTTGTGATTTGTACTAGTCCACCAGACCAATCTCCGGGAAGATTCGCTGCTGCAGATTTGGAAACAATAATATTATCGATAAGAGATGTAGGAATAATATCAAAAGAAAATGCTCTCCTATCAGGTTCGGTTGATGGTAAAGGAGTTTTATTTAATAAAGCTGAATTGTATCTGTCTGCCAACCCCCTAACCAAAACAAATCTATCATTTTGTATTGTTACCCCGCTTACTCTTTTGAGTGCATCTCCAACATTTCTGTCTGGGGTTTTTTTAATAAAATCTATTGCAATTCCATCAGAAACAACGCTACTATTTCTAAGAGTTCTAATAACAGAAATCTCTGTTGTTTTCTGTGGAACCGATCTGACAACAACCTCGCTTAATCCTGTGATGCTTTCTTCCATCACGATATCCATATTAGAATCTGTATTAAGATCTATTTGCTTTTTAAAATCTTTATATCCAACATATGTTGCTGAGATATCATATATTCCTTGAGAGAGCGAGATGTTATAATTCCCATCTTGGTCTGATGTCGTTGAAATCACTTTCTGTGATGCGTCCTTAATTACTATATGAACGAAATATAATTTTTCGGATTTTGAATAGGTCTTTCCTGATAACTTAATTTGAGAAAAAGATAAAAAAGGAAGCAGTATAAAAAATAATATGAGATATTTTTTCATGTGGGTCTTTTGTCGAACTATCTACCCACTTATGGATTAAAAAAACACTAAAAAAGTCCCTTTTGGGACTTATTTCACGGAAAGTTAATAGTAAGTTAATCGGAAGATAACGTGGTGGCTAATCCCATTCCTTAATTCGGATAACAAGGTCGCTTTCCCCCTTAATCACACGGTGCCAAACCTTTTTTGGGATAGTAACTAAATCAATATCTTGCGGGAGCTGATTATCGATCTGAATTTTCCATCCTCTCCCTTCCATAACTTTTATCTCTCGGTTTTTAAGATCCCTATGCCATAATAATTCTGTTGGATCTATATCATGGGAGAATCTTCTGATAATTAAATCCTGTTCTTTTTTTTCTGTGTATGGAGTCATTACCAATATCCTGGATATGTTTTACCTCCCCAAAGATGAGCATATCTGTTTGCTCTACATGCCCAATATCCTGGTTTAGTTCTATCTTTCTTTTTGTGACACTGATGCCTTGCTGCAAAACTTCTTCTGCGTTCAGGATCGCTAACTTTAGCTTTCATCCCAGGAATTCCAAATTCTACTCTTATGACATTACCCTTTTGGTTTTTTACATAAACATAAAACTTCTTGGATCCACCTCTTTTAGGATATCCCAATTTAACATTTCTACCTCTATATTCTGCCTCATCTAAAATCTCTAAAGGCATATCTAGAGGAACCATTACTCCTTCAAATTCTGCGATCATACCTAGATCTGTTGCCTCGAATAGTAGAGCAGTAACTGGATCAACTGTTAAATTACCCGACAGGTATAAATTTCTGGATTCAGAGAGAAGAGAAATGTGGGATTCACTTCCTGGTCTAAAAATAGATTCTGCTATACAGACTCCTTGGTCCAGATGATATTGTAAATGCTCAGAAATGTTTACCATTTTAAACCATATTTTTTTGTAGCATGTCGTCTCTGAAATCTGCAGACTTTGCTAAAGTTTCTTGGAAAATCGGAGAGGATAAATTATTGCCCAATCCTGCATTCACGTGAAATACAGCTTTAAGAGCGGAGTCTTTATCAGGAAAATCATTAGGATCATTTGATCCATACATGGATTTTACCTTTGGATTTTTAAGATTGTCAACAAAATAAAGTACTGCAACTTCCGCTGCAACATCCAAATCATTTAAAGCATCAGGATTCGACACAAAATCAATTGATTTTCCGAGTTTACCGTCCTGGTTATAGAGTTTTTGCATTTTCTCATATCCGGATTTAAATGTGATTCCGTTGAATCCTCTACCTAAATATTTAGCTCCGTCTCCAGGATTGGTGTTACCCATTTTCTGTGAAGCACCTGTTATGTCATCTGGACCATAAACTCTGTCCCAGAATTTATTTGGATCTGCTTTTATCATATTTAATTCAGCATCGCTTAATGAAGCAACTCTTTTTCCAAAGATTTTTCTGATTCTATCATTGGAGGTGTTGGTGTAAGGATGCTCATTTTTAGGTACCCA